AAGAATAGTGGGGCATTCCTGTTACGGGATCCTTATCTGCCTCACCATAACGAACTACATAACAATCAAGTTCAATTGCGAAGCGAATTGCTTTTGCAACCTGATCAACAACATCCTCATCAGTTGCGTATACATCAATTTGAATAATTGCATTGTCTGAAACAGGACGTGAATCAAGGTTGCTATTTGAATCACCAGAAATTGTTTGCCATGTCACATATGGCGCTTGTGGCTCATCTGGAGCACTTCCAAACTTCCAGACTCGCAAAATTCCATCGCTTTCAAGTAGAGCCTTAACCGCTGGATCTGCTCTGGCTAATTTAAAAATTGGAACATCAATCATTAAGCTGCACCTAAAACCACACTGAGTTCAAAATTAAACACTTGAACAAACTTATCTGTTATCTGTTCAATGTTTTCGTAAAGCGCTGGTCTTAAAAATGGTGTTGCGGGTTGTCTACTTGTACCCAACTCAAGGAATCGCCAGTAAAAGACTCGGCCATCAGTTTGATAAGTTTGACCAACACGCCCAGCACGTCTATTTTGAGCATTGTTTGTATATGGGATACGTGCACCACCACGCACTCCAACGCGCATAACCAAAGTGTTTTTATTTCTACTCCGGCCATTTTGAACAACAATTTCTTTCCAGATTTTTTCAGGAGTGGTGGGATCATCTAAACGTTTAGCTTTTTGACGAGCTGCATCTCTTGCAATGTTCATTGCCTGCCGCATCGCTTTACGGGCAATACGTTTTACAGTCTTGTCATTACCAATTGCCCGCATTTTTCTTAAAGCAGGCTCCAAGCCATGAATTGGTGTTGACATAATTTACCCATTCCATGCTTTTTCGCCTGTAGATAAGTTGATGGTTAAATACTCACGGCGTGAGTCGGGATCTCGCATAGGGTTACCATCAATCTTGTAAAAGTACCCATCAAAAAGTACCCGCATTGTGCTATCAACTTGTTTTGTTGTGCTGCTATATCGCACCTTAGCACGGGCCTGTATCGAGCTATTGGCTGCTTTGGCCGCAATAACATCCCTTGTTGAAAGGTCAGTAACTTCCGCCCAAATTGTTGCAAAATTAGACCATGAGGTGATTAATTTTCCTGTGTTTTGGTCTTGGGTTTGAATTGCTTTCTGAATAGTGATGCGGTGCTTTAGTTTTGGAGTAATGCTGGGCATATTAGACCCCCATTTCTCTAATAGGCTGCAAAATATCCCAATATGCTTGAGGTTTTCCTTCTAGACTTCGGCTGTACTTATACTCAATAAATATCAACCGGGCATTATCTAACTTCTTGCAGTCCACAATGTCCGTTTCAGAAGTTCTTTCTGACTCATTTGAAATAATTTTTCGGTCGATGTCGATCGCTATTTCTTCATCAGCTTGAGCTATCCATTCAAGAAAAAGCACATCCTCATCATCGTGATCAACTCGACATTGCAACTTGGCTCTTTCAAGTGTGATCATTTTGAATTATTCCGTCTTGTAGCTGGTTTTGGTGGATCAACTTTTGTTTGGTATTCACGTAAAACTTTATTTTCTACCAAATGCCTTACCACGTTTGGATCTGCGGTTCGAATATCGCCCTCTTTGTAGTCTTTATCTCCAAAGTGTGGGCGTAAAACTTCATATTCTTTCATTTTGGCCTCTCTAAAAGGGATGGTGACGAACACCACCCCAAAACGAATTAACCACCCGTAGCAGGAGTATAAGAGCCATATACAAGCGATTTAGGCTTATAAACAGCTAATGCTCCACGGGTTTCAGCAAGTAAGGTACGTTTATTTGATGTGAAATCATCGCCCTGCATACCGATTTGCACAGCAGCACCCCAGCGCTCAAAGTATTGAGCTGCAGTATTGAATGCACCTGTTAAGAATTTACCTGCATCCATTGCAGCGGTTTGAACTACAGGCAAGCCCCATAATGTTGGAACCGCTTGTGATTGCGGATTCCCGATGATGTAGTTGCCGTTTGCATCTTTTTGCGTTTCCATCAACGCCCAGTCAATTGGGTTGAGTACATGGCCGTTTGCAAAGTCATCGGCCAATACAACTTGAAGCATTGCAAAACGCAATACATCAAACATATTTGGCGTTGCTGGAGCACCTGCAGGCGGAGCATAAGCAGTCGCTTGAGGGATTAAGCCAAGCATATTGCCATTGGTTCCATCACCAGCAAGAATTTGCTTTTCAAGCTTGATGTCAAGACCATGGCGCAAAATGTTGTCAATGAATGACTGCAATGCTGGTGCATCGCTTAACATTTGAGTGGTTACTTTTAACCAGTGAGCAATTACTACTGCTTTCGCGTCTTTATCAGTAAATGTAATTGCGGATTCTGGCTTTGGTGCACCTTCGGCAACAACTGCCGCATCATTGGTAAAGTCTTGCATTTGGACATATTCAAGAACATTACCGCTCATGCTGCCACCAGCCAAAATGTCGCGGATGGTAAGGCGCATTTGGTTTGGTAACTGCAAGCCAAGATTGGTGGCCGGAATAATTTTCCCAACTTCAGTTGTACCAATTGTGTTTTTTAACTCTACACGCTGAATACCACGATACTGCGCCTCAGCAGCATTTTTGTATTCTGTAGTTTCAACAAACTCACCACCCATGGTTTGTTTTTTGGTTTCAACATCACCATTACCACGGCGAGCGGCTTTTTGCTCAATCTCAGCCACTTTATTTTTCATTTCATTCATGGCCGTTAAAGCTTCATCAGCCTTATCTTTGGCACTTTGAGAAATTTGTTCATTTTTCTCATATTTGCCTTTGAATTCTTCCGCGTATCCTTTAACGGTATCAACGTGTTTTTGGAACTCTTGAGCGAGTTGTTCTAAAGTTTTTTCAGTCATTACTGATTCCTCGTAAAATATTTAAGGCATTTGAAATTGATTTCGCTTTTTCGTTTTCACCCTCTGACTCGCTCAAAAGATGACGCAAACCCTTACTAGCGATGACAGTGGCTTGCGTTTTTGAAAATCCTGACTCTCTCAGGAACTTTTCAAATTCTGGTAGGGATGGCAGCTCGCCATCTTG